TTGCGCCGACAATGCTACCCACTCGCTCTGTCGGATACCTGCGTCCGTCGTCTGACTGGACGATTTCATCACCGAGAGTCAGCGTCTCACCAACGTCCAGCAGCCGCCAGCCGTCGGGTGGTGTGTAGTCCGTGGCCTGTCCCTCAATCTCCGCCAGTTGCTCGCTGGTTGTCGTTTCATCACTCATCACTCGCATCTCCTTCAGAATGGTACCTCATCACCCCAATCATTCACCGGCGTGACCAACTCAGCCACGCGCGTCGGCTTTTCCTCAGCAAACTCAACCTTGACGATCCGGTCAAACTGACCATCCTTTTTGACCAACAATCGTGACGGCTTCCGGCAGGCTCCCCGATTCAATGCCACCACGGCCTCTGCTACTGTCCCCGGCACCGGGAACTGGCTGCGGTCCTGCCACCATCGGAAAGCCTTCTCAAATGCAAACCCGCTGTGCTCGAAGCACACCCATTCCCGCACTACGATCCACGCCAGATTTCCGGGTGGCATGGTCTCATCACTCACCTGATAACTCACGCACAACGTCGGAGGCTTTTCTACGGCCCCGCGTTTCTGGTGCAGGTGCCAGTCCATCCGCTCCACGTCGTACCACTGCGGGGGCAGCTCGCCGACAATCGCCGATTTCGTGTCCATCTCGCTGCTGTGTCTTGGCTCCCTGTCCATCTCCCTCGTGAATATGTGCCCGCATTCCGCACACCGGACTGCAGACAGCGCACACTCTGCACGGCACTTCGGACAGACCTTCGAGGGTGCCTCTGATCCGTCCGCGTTCCGTGGTTTGCTCACGCCGTAATCGTCAGAATCCAGTGCCCCGTGCCGCTGCAGATTGCCACCAAAATCCAAGATGAGACAATCCGTTTTCCCGTCTGCCATCCGTAGCCCACGCCCAACAATTTGCGCAAACAGGCCGGGGGACATGGTCGCCCGCAGGACTGCCACCGCGTCAATTCGTGGCGCGTCAAATCCTGTTGTCAGGACGTCCACATTCACGCACCATCGCAGATGACCAGCTCGGAAATCCGTCAGCACTCGCTGCCGCTCCATTGCGGGGGTTTCGCCTGTGACCAGTCCCACGTCTTGCCCCGTCAGATCCCGCAGGGCTGCTGCCACCTGTTCCGCGTGACTCACACCGGCGCAGAACACCAGCACACTGCTGCGGCCTTCACAGGCAATCGTCAGCTCACAGCAGGCAGCGTGAATGATGTCATCGCCGCTGAATGCTCGCTCCATCTCAGCCGCCACAAACTCACCACCACGGACCGCCACGCCCTTCAGATCCGCTTGCGAGTCTGCCGGATTGTTCGTCAGCCTGCTGAGATATCCACCATCAATCAGCGTCCCCGTTTTCGCCTCATAGCAGATCCCGGAGAACAGCCGACCATCACCGCACAGACTGCCCTCGTTTGTTCTGTACGGTGTCGCCGTCAACCCCACGCAAAACATCCGAGAATTCAGCTTCCGCAGTTCTGCCAGAAACTGCCCGTACATGCTGCCAGAATCGTCGGAAATCAAGTGTGCTTCATCAATCACCACCAGCCCGCGTTTGCCGAAATCGGCTGCGTCCCTGTAAACGCTCTGAATCCCGCAGCAGATCACCGCGCTGTCAATGTCCCGCTGTTTCAACCCTGCGGAATTCAAACCAACCTGCAGCCCCGTCAGCCGCTCAATCTTCTCCGCGTTCTGCTGTAGTAACTCCTTCCGATGCGCCAACACCAGCACCCGTTGCCCCCACTCGACGGCCTGCCGGATCAGCAGTGCGATCACAATGGACTTCCCTGCTCCAGTCGGCAGGACGATCAGCGGATTGCCCTGACCGCTGCCAATGTATTGCCACGCCGCCGCGTTTGCCTCTGACTGATACCACCTTGCCTCCATCGCTCGCATCTCCCCCGCCAGAAATCCCGGCAGCGTTTCCGCTGCCGGGACTGCATACCACCCACACACACACCATCAACCAAACGGATTCGCCATCTGTCCCGCAGTGGGGGCTGGATAGCTCGTCTGTGTCATCGGCTGCCCGCTGCTGCGTTTGACGGCATAGCCTTTGACCTCGTTTGACGGCTTGCCGTTGTACTCGGTTTCGGCCACAACCACGGTCAACTGCCTGTTGTGCATCTGAACCGAGTCACTCACCTTTGTCAGTCCGATGGCGTCCTGAATAGCCTTCAGCCGCTGCTTTGCCATTGCCACGACTTCCGGTTTCGTGTGCTTCAGGTTCAATCGGTCCCACAGCTTCCGGCCCTTGTATGCCGGGTCAACAACGGACAACGTCAACTCCAGATATGGAGCACCGCCGGACTTTGGTGTCTTGTAGTCGCTTTCCGTGATAACGGCCTGATACTCACCGGCTGGCAGTGCCACCCGAGGGGCTTCCGCTTCGACGTTGTTCATGTCAATGTCATGCAAACTCGCCATCTCAATCAACCTTTCGCATCTGAAGACACACCAGAAACATACTGAGCATACGCAGCCCAGTTAAACTCAATCTCCTCCAGCATGGCCAGCCTGTTTTTTGCCAGTGCTGTCGGAGTCTCAACACACCTCACAAACCGCTCGCCGTTGCCTGACGCAATCACGCGATCCCGGTTGAATCCCTGATCTTCCTTTTTTGTGAAAACCCTATAGGACGCAAACAGGACTTCATCGCACCACTCCTGCAACAATGCCGATGCCGTGTCATGCAACGCGGGCTGGTATCGGTCGTAGCTTTCCGCTGTCGGATCCTGGTGTTTTTTGATGGCGCAATGTGCCAGCAGGATGATACCAATCCCCTTTTCTTTCCGCAGCCAATCCAGACCCGTCAGCAGCTTATCCCAATACACCACGGCGGACTTGTAACCCGCACCATAGCCGATATCGGCAATGGACTTTTTGGATGCGTCTGCTGCGACCTGCGCGTGAATGATGGCTTCCAGCCAATCCACCGAATCAATCGCCAGCCAGCGAAACTCATGTTGATTGTTGGCCAGCCACATGATGACCGCGTTGACCTGTTCCCACGACTGCACCTGATCAGTGCGTGCGCAGTCGATGTCGTTCAGCCCGTCCTCGACGTTGAGAAACAGAACACCGGGGGCCTGCGCTGCCCACGACGATTTGCCGATCCCGTGTGTGCCGTACAGCATCACGCGCCTCGGCACTTGTTTTTTTCCTGTTGTAATCTTCACCGCTCGCATCTCCTAAAAACAACCATCAGACATCAGCCCACTGTGGGCTGATTCGTTTCTGTCTTGCTGCCCTGCAGCAGCCTCTTAACCAAATCCGGGTGCATCCTCTGGCGCGGAATCCACGGCATCTCCCCAGGATCCCACTGACTGCCGGGACCAGTCCGGCCAAACTCGCGGTCCTCCCGGTCTTGTGCCATCGTCTCCGGCACTCCAAACCACGCCCCGAACTTATCCCCGCTCATGGCCCCACCCTCCCGACGATCCACCGGCTGCGTTTCTGTGCGTCAATATACTGGACGAGATCCCACGTCTGCGCACCCGCCGCCGCCAGCAGTTTCCGCACGTTCATCTCTGCGGAATACCTCGCAGGCAGTATCAACCGCTCGCCCGCCTTCAGTGCCTGCAACCTCGCAACCAATCTCCGATCAATCATCATGGCTCGGCCTCCCCTCCAGCTCCGCTCTGACGATTTCGACGTGTCGCGGTGCGGAAAAATACAGGCGCGCCTTGTCGCCCCGAATCTCGACCATAACGACTTCAATTGTTACGTCACCACAGCGGATGATCACAGACTCCTGTGCCCTCCGCCCGAGGGTTAAGCCGCCGTTGCCGTCCACGTTTGTGCGGAACTTCTTAACCTGTTTGACGGGCTTCGGTGCATCCGCTGGGACCGCTGCCACTGCTGCCTGTTTGCGTTTCATGTTAGCTCCAATATCTCAATCCAAGTGTGTCCCTGTTCGCAGTCTGTCCACCGCTTATCCACTGTCAATCTCGCGACCTGCGTGTCGTCCCGCCATCGGTTCTTCAGCGCGTCCAAAATAGCCTTAGCCACGTTATCCACATCTGGTTTCTGCGTGTGCCATGCCTCACGCATCGCTGCCTGTTTTTTGTAGCTCCAACTCTGCGGCATAGGGAACGCCAGTTCGATGACGACATTCAGCGGACCAACAAACACCGGCCAATCGTCTGTGTACTCTGCAATCCGCCGTTTGTACTCGTGCACCGGGTGGCTTTTCGGTATGTACACGCGCACGAATTCGCCTCGCGCTGAAACGCTGTGCCGTGGCTGTGGTACCGGCGTTCCGGGAATCTCGATCCAGTGTTTTTCATGGCTCATAATCAGGTGCCCCCTTCGCCAATCCGTTGCTCTTCACCACCTGAATTTCAACGTATGTGCGCTTCGGTCCGCACCAGCGTTTCTCGCGTTCCTCTGGTGACCACGTGGCCTGCACCGCCAGACACCGCCGCTTGAATTCATCCTCCGGGATTCGTGGCTCTCGCTCCGGCATCTGATACGCCAGACGATGCGGACCGACCTGCACATACTCGCCCGATTCCATTTCCACGATGTACTCGTAATCCTCTTTGCGAACTGCTGCCAGCACCCTGTGGATTCGTCCCGGCTGCCAGTCGTCGGGGATGTCCATTTCGACCACAACCCGCTCACCCAACTGTCGGATCTTCTTTGATCGTAACGGCATTTTTCGTTCCC